TATTCCTCCATCTTGATCGGGCCGCTGACGGTCACGCGTTGGCCTTTGGCAAGGTACGGTTGCAGGCTGGTTGCCCGCTTACCCCACAATGCGCAGTCGACCCACATGGTTTCGGGTTTGTCTTTGGTGCCAATGGCCACGCCGATGGCAAAGTTCAGGATGTTGTCGCCGTTGTGCTGGCGCAGTTCGGGGTCACGCCCCAGGTTGCCGGTCAGTATTGCAATGTTCATTCGTTGGATTCCTTCGAAATTTGGACGCGTACGAAACCACCGATCTGCCCCGCGTCCACTCGTGCAGTCAGTGTTGTGAATTGTTTGTCGTTGATCTTGAGTGCATCAGCGACGCCATCAAGGCCAGACTTCATCCTGGCCACCAGGTTGTCTCGATCGTAACTGCGCCGGTCAGGCGGAACGAACTCGAGCACCAGGTGCAGGTTGCCAGCAGGCACCAGGTCAGTCCTGATGCGGTACTGCTCGAGCGTCAACGCCCAGCAGGCTTCGCGGTATGCCGCCTTGACCTTTGACACCTTGGCCCAATGCAGGCGCTTGTTGGGTGAAAGGTCAGAGGGTGGCCAACCCAGGATGAGTTCAATCATTGACTTCGCGCCCAAACACGATGTCGTGCGCAGTGATGTCGATGCCGCGCTCCCAGGCTAATTCCAGGAGGCGACGCTGTACGGCGGTCGGCACGATGCCAGACTTTTGCCAGCGAGACACTGCGGCAGGATCGCGGTTGAGGGCGCGGGCGAGTTTTCGTACCCCGCCAAACATGTCGATGGCCAGTTCAACTGGCGATGTGTGATTGATGGTGTTGTTCATCCCTCAATGATGACACAGGCGCAACACCTTGTGAACCCTTGATTTACCTGGGCGGAACGAATACCCACATAAATCACTCGGAATAGGTATTGCGTTGTGGATATGTGTTGATGTAAGATCACCACATCGGACGAAAAAACGATACCGCATTCAGCACCGAGCGATGGCCACCTGGCCTGACAGAGTTCGCTAAATGGCCGTGACGACATTTTGGGAAAGATCCGGACGCAGGCTTATTAACCCAACGCCTGCACCCTTTAACTGTTTAGACGATGGAGAGAATCATGACTGCAATCAACACCACCCCCGCTTCTGCTGACGAACTCGGCACACTGCTTGCCCAGATCGCCACGCTCACCAGGCAAGCCGACGCCCTCAAGGACGCCATGAAAGACCTGGCCAGCAAAGGCGGTCCCACAGTATTCGAAGGCGCTTTGTTCAAGTCGACTTATGTCGAAGCTGACCGCGCTGTCACCGACTGGAAAAAGTTGGCCAAGGAGCAGGGCATCTCTGCCGACACCATCGCGTCGTACACCAGCACCACCGCTGTGTTCAGCATCAAGACCACAGCACGATGATTCAGTACGGCATCTTGGATGACGACGGCGCCGTGGTGCGCTGGGTCTGGGACAAGCCGTCCTACCCGCACATCACACGCAAAGTGCCTCGTCGCCGCAAACCCAAATTCGACATCAGCACCCTACCCGACGCACCGTTTTAAGGAGAACGCTATGACCATTTACCGCGCATGGATCAACCAACCAAGCACTTTACAACCATTAAATAAGTTGCATGGACAGCGATGCATCGTGCATGACACCGGAGATCAATCGGTCACTTTGTACTTTACAGATGGCAATGTGCATTCAATGACTGCACTTCGCCAGTGCATTTCTCGCATTCATTTATCCGCCGCAACCGCTTAAGGAGATCACCATGGATTCATACACAGCAACCGGCATCGCAGAAGGCTTCATCGAGGCCGACTCAGAGGACCAAGTCATCGAGGCTTGGCAGACATTGATTGACACAGGCTTGGCCTGGCAACTGCAAGGCTGGTTTGGCCGTCAGGCCCAGCGCCTGATCGAGGATGGGTACTGCCTGCCCGCAGAAGAAAGCCGCCTGCTACGGGCCGCAAAAGCCCTGGGCAAGATCGAGTTCGTCAAGGTGGGGGCTTGATTATGTGGTTCACATCTTCACACGGCACGATCGAAATCGAGATGACCATGGCGCAGGCCGAGTCAGCATCACACCAGGGCCAATGCGACGACGATGTCTTGGCGCTGTCGCAAAACCGCAAGATCCGCCGCCAGTTGGAGGCCATCGATCCGGCGGCATTGCGCAAAGAGTTGGCCGAGTACGGCGCCTGGGATGAGCAGGAACTGGCGGACCACGCGCAGAACCTTCAGCGCATTCTTTGGATCGCGGCAGGCGACATTGTCGAAAATAGTCGTTGACACTGCATCAACGATCTGGAGTATAATTTCAACACATCACCACAAGGAGATACAAATGGCAGACATCAGCATCCACAATACCAAGTCAATCGTCATCAGCGAAGTTCGCGAGATCAATGGCAACACTCCGCTGTACACGAGAGACATCACCATCACCGACGCCAGTGGCCACGAAGTTGTGATCACATGCTTTTCAACCAGCGAGGAAGCTGAAGAATTGCGGGTAATGCTGTGAAGCGCAACAACTACATCGCCGAGATCGAGCACCGCGTTTGCGGCATCCCTTGCATCATCGGCGTCACCGATTACGAGGGCTACACACCCGCGTATACCTCCGGCCCACCAGAGAACTGCTACCCGGCAGAGGGTGGGTCCGGGGACTTTGAGATCCTGGACCGCAAAGGCTACCGCGCCAAGTGGCTTGAGAAAAAACTCACAGCGCGAGATGAGGACGCGATCCAGGAATTGATTTATGACCACATGGAGAATGACTGATGACTATTCAAAGAATCGAAATTGAGAGTGAAAAGCAGTGGCTTGCCGAGCGGGCCAAGGATGTGACCAGCACCGAGGTGTCGGCCTTGTTTGGCTTGTCGCCTTACCTGACCGAGTTCGAATTGTTTCACCAAAAGCGCGACGGCGTGACCGTCAAGTTCGAACCCAACGAGCGCATGAAGTGGGGCAACCGCCTGGAGTCGGCCATCGCGCACGGCGCCGCCGAGGACATGGGCTGGAACATTGCCAAGTTCAATGTGTACATGCGCGACCAGGCCGCACGCATCGGGTCCAGCTTTGACTTTGAGATCAAGTCCAGCGCCAATGGCCCAGGCATTCTTGAGGTCAAGAATGTCGACTGGGTGCAGTATCAGAAGTCATGGATTGACGACGGCAATGGCAACATCGAGGCGCCCGAGCACATCGAGTTGCAGGTCCAGCATCAAATGGAAATTGCCGATTACGACTGGTGCGCAATCGTGGCGCTTGTCGGTGGCAACGAGCAAAAGATAGTCCTCCGAAATCGCGATCGGGACATTGGCAAAAGTATACGCGAACGCACCAGCGAGTTCTGGAATCTCGTGCAGTCCAACACCGCGCCATCAGCCGATTACACACGCGACGCTGAGTTCATCATCAAGCAGTTGCGCAACGGCGCAGACGAGGGCTTGGTGGCCGAGGCTGACCGTGAACTCGAGGACATGATCAAGCAGTTTGAATTCGTGCGCAAAGAGGCCAGCGATCTGGAAAAGATCAAGGACCAAAAGCGTGCAGAGATCCTAGAGCGCATTGGCCGCGCCAGCAAAGTTCTCACCAGTTTTGGCTCGCTATCGACGGGGCAAGTCAAAGGCCGATCAGGCACTCTCATCACGCCTGAGATGGTCGGCACAGTCATCGGTGCAACCGAGGGCTACCGCAGTTTCCGTTTTTATCCCAAGAAGGAGAAGTAAACCATGGCAACCGAGCAACGCATTTACAAAGTCGTCAGCAATGACAAAGCCTACCTGGTCCAGGCCATCAGCCAAGCACAAGCACTGCGCCATATCGCAGGCCGCATGTACCAGGTCGAAGCCGCCAGGCCCATCGATGTCGCCACGCTCATGAGCAACGGCATCAAACTCGAGGTGGCCAGCACGATCCCCGAGCAAGACCAACTGAAACTTGAAGGAGCACAAGCATGACTACAGGAACCGAACTCAGCCCCATTGAAGCAATGCGTGGCACCCTGGTGAGAATGCAACCAGAATTCCAGGCCGCACTGCCACCGCAGATCCCGGTCGAGAAGTTCATCCGCACCACACTGACCGCAGTGCAAATGAACCCAGACCTGCTGGGCGCCGATCGTCGCTCACTGCTGGGCGCGTGCATGAAGGCCGCGCAAGATGGCCTGCTGTTGGAT